ATTTTCTTCTTTTTTTAATTCAATAAATTTATTCATTTTTAAATTTACTATTTCTTTTTCAAAAGTATTTAATTTATTTTGAACCTCTGTTAATTTTTTATATAAATTATCTGAAACAACTTCCATTACTATAAATAATAATTTTTCTTTATATGTTTTATATTTTTATTTAAAGAAAAATAATTTTTTATTATAATGTTAATTAAGAAAAATATTAAGATAGGTGAAAATAATTTTATTTCTGATAAAGCAATTATACATGATAATGTAATAATAGGTAATAATAATAATATATATGATAATGTAGTTATACATCAAAATACTGAAATTGGAAATAATAATAATATACATGATAATGTAATTATATTGCAAAATACTGAAATTGGAAATAATAATAATATTTTTAAAGGTAATATTATTGGAGAATTTCCTGTTAATACTGATGAAAAATTTAAAAATTATGATTTATCAAAATCAAAAGGTGTTAAAATAGGAAACAATAATTTATTTCATATAAATAATATTATTTTTGGTGGTATTAATAATAAAACTCAAATTGGTAATAATAATAAATTTTTATCAGAAAATCATATAAATCACGATGTGATAATTAAAAATAATGTAACTTTTTATATTAGAGTTGTTATAGCTGGATTTAGTATTTGTTTAGATTATTGTAATATTGGTTCTTGTGCATTTATACAACAAAAAACTGTAATTGGACAATATACTATGATAGGTGCACAAAGTGCTCTAACAAAAAATGCATTTCCATATTTTGTAAATATTAATAATAAAATTACTAGATTAAATCATATAAAAATTTCCAAAATTATTTCTGAAAATGAAATTATATTAAGAGAAATTAATGATAAAATTATTAAAAAAGAAGATATAAATGAATTATTAAATAAATTACCAACATCAATAAAAAATGAGTTAGAAGAGTATATTTTTAATATTAATAATTTTAAATTTTATTAAAAAATTTTAGAGTTTAAATATATAATATTAAATACTTCTAATTATATGAATACTTATAGTGTTGAACCAAAACTTTTACATTTTAAAAGAAAAACAGATCTACGTGGATGTCTATCGGCAATTGATGCAGAATATGATATTCCATTTAATATTAAAAGAATTTTTTATATTACTAATTTAGATAATTTAGAAAGAGGTTATCATGCACATAAAAAATGTGAACAAATTATTATAGCAACTCAAGGAAGTTTTACTTTAGTATTAGATAATGGTGAAAAAGAATATGAATTTATATTAGATAAAGAAAATATTGGTGTCCACATACCTTTATATCATTGGATTAAAATGAAAAATTTTAGTAAAGATTGTTTAATCTTAGTTATTTGTTCTTATAAATACGAGGAAGATGAATATATAAGAGATTATGATTATTTTTTAAAGGAAGTAAAAAATAAAAATAATATAATTAATAATTTTTCTTTAAAAATTCAAACTAAAAATTTAAAAAAAGAAATATTAAATAAAATTGAAAATATAATTGATAAAAATGAATTTACAATGGGAAAAGATGTTTTAGAATTTGAAGAAAATTTTAGTAAATATAATAATATTAAATATTGTATTGCTGTTAGTAATGGGTGCTCTGCTTTAAAAATAGCAATAAAATCACTTGAATTAATTAATCCAAAAGTTATAACTCAAGCAAACACATATGTAGCTGTACCATTAGTTTGTGAAGAATTAAAAATACCATATGATTTAATTGATATTGATTCTAATTTATTATTGGATTTAGATAAATTAGAAGACTATTTAATTGAAAACAATAATTCTGAAATAAACTTTATAGTTTTAGTAGTTCATTTATACGGTAATTCTGTTAATATGGATAAGTTAATAAAACTAAAAAATAAATATAATTTTAAACTAATAGAAGATAGTGCCCAATCACATGGTTCAACATTTAAAAATAAAAAATTAGGAACATTTGGTGATTTAGGATGCTTTTCTTTTTATCCAAGTAAAAATTTAGGTTCATTTGGTGAAGGTGGAGCAATTATTACAAATGATGATAATTATAATAAATATTGTAAATTATATAGAAATTATGGGTCAATAGAAAAATATAAATGGGATATAATAGGTTCTAATGAAAGAATGCATAATATACAAGGAGGTATATTAAATATTAAATTAAAATATTTAGATGATTGGAATAATAATAGAAAAAAACTTGCAAATATATATTATAATAAAATTAATGAAAATATAAATTTAAGAATTTTAAAACCAATTGATGAATGTTCATCTAATTTTCATCTTTTTATAATTATAGTTAAAAATAGAGATGCTTTAAAAAAGTATTTAGAAGATAATTATATTCAATGTGCTATTCATTATCCAAAACCATTTTATGAATCAAATGCATATAAACATATAATTGTAAATAATTGTGAAAATATTAATTTATTTAAAAACGATTTATTAACATTACCAATTTATCCTGAATTAACAGAAGAAGAAGTTCTAAATATTTGTTTAAATATAAATAATTTTTATAATAAATTATAATCTATTTAATATTATATGTTTAATGACGATTTAGATGAAAAACATTTATTAAAAAGAGATAAAATTTATGTATCTTTAGGAAATTATTGTTTAACATCAATGTTACTTAAAGAAAATAATTTAAAATACGAATCACATCCATTTGATTGGATGGTGTCATGTATTGAAAATATAATTCATGTTTATGATAATAATTTTTACGAACTATTAAATAAAAATAATTATATAATTATTAATAATTGTACTTATAATAAATTTTATATCGATAATTCGAAAAAATTATTTAATGATTTAATTACGGACCATCAACATCATAATTTATTAACTGATGCAGATTATAATTATTTATGTCGTAGTATAAATAGAATAAAAAATTTAAACATAAATTATGAAAAAATTATATTTATAATGATACAACCATTATATTTAAAAAATAATATAGTAAATAAAGATAATATTTTAAAATTATACCAAATATTATTAAATAAATATAATACAAATATTAAATTAATTATTTTTAATATTGTAAATGAAAATAACATTATTTTTAAAAAAGAATATTATAACGATAATTTAATAGTAATTGAATTAGATACAAAAATGGTTAAAGGAAATCATGGTATGATGTATTTTGATGATAATGGAATAAAAAAATTTTTAAATATAATTAAAGAAGTTTAAATATAATAAATTTATAATATAATTACACATTTTTCAGTGAAAAAGGTGTAATTAAGATAAAATACGTTTAATTTTTATAAATGGTAATAAATTTTTATGAAATAAAATATAATATAATGTGTCATTTACAAAAAATATATTTTTAGTTGGTATTATTAATGAAATATTTAAATAACAATCATTATTTGTAAAAATATAAGGTAATTCTGTTTCTAAATATTTAATTACATCTGATGAATTTTTGAGTTTAATTTTAATTGCATTATAATAATCAATTAATTTATAAATTTCTGATGTTTTAATACCAAATAAATATGATTGATAATGAAATTTTTGTTCTGATGAATCATTGTAACCATATAAATCATAATTATTATTCATAAATGAAATAATAAAATGATTAATAGAATTATAAATAATAAATGAATCATTAGTAAAAAGTATTTTATCATATGTTTTATAATCTATAATATTTAATAAATGTATCCATTTCCCAAAATCACAAGTTTTAGTATCATTAACACATTCATAATATGATATATTATTTTCTTTATAATATTGTTCTAATTCTTTATTATTTTCTAAATTAGATGAATTTATAATTATTATAGTATTAAAATCAAAATTAAAATATTTTATATTTGATTTAATTGTATCACATTTTAATAATGTATTTGAATGTGTAGCAATAATAGTTAATAATTTTAATTTTTCATTTTTAACAATATTAGTTTTATCATCTTCCATTTTAATCAAATTAAAATATTTAATCATAAGTGAATATTCATTTTGTATGTTTTCATAATTTATATGATTAAATAAAAAATTATTTTGTTCATTTATATAAAAATCAGATTTCATTTCAGTTATATTACATAAATTTTCTGATATAAAATTAGAATTTATATTTATATTTTCGAATATTTTCAGTTTAATAAAAGATAAATCAATATTTGTATCGTTTAATACTTCCAAAAAAATTTTTCTATCTATTAACACAAAATAATTTTTAATATCATCTCCAATATAATTATATTTTATAAACTTTCTAATATTATTTCTATAAATTAATGATAATTCATTATATATTAATATTTTTTCACCCTTTAATAAATTCCATAAATCTGAATAAATAAATATATTTTTCTCTGTCTGTAATTTTATAATATTAATATTATTAGATATAGATTTACATATGTTATTCATAAATTCATAATTTGAATCAATACAAACTACTGTAAATGACCATTTATTACCTAATTTTAATATATTATTTCTAATAATAAATTCAATATGTGGTAACATTCTAAATTCTACTAAAACAGCTTCATAAATATTTTCATTAGATAATTCTGGTAGTTTAATACATTTAATATTATCTAAAAAACTATAACAAAAATATTTTAATCCCATTTCAGGACTTACTTTAATTTCTGTTTCACATGTATTATAAACTTTAATAAAATCATTTAGTTTATTTAAATAATTAAAATTATTGTTATTTATATTATTTTTTATTAATTTTTGTTGTGGAATTATTAATAACTGTTTTTTTGATTTTCCTACATTCAAATTATTATTTATTGTTTTATTAGATGATTTATTTAATAATTTATTTAATGATTTTTTATCCATATAAATATATTTAGATATAAAATCATTTTATTAATAGATACCGCGTAATTTCACCATAACCATCACATAATTTAAAAAATAATTTTGGAAAATCTTTTAATATATGTGTATGAATTAATTGATCTGTCCATATATTGTTTTTATTGATTAATTTATCTAAATATTTTATATATATATTTTCATATATTTTAATAAAATTTTTATTTAATATAAATGACGTACCTGAAACACAATGGTAATAATTTTTAATTCCAATTAATTTTTCATTATAATTATCAGAAGATGAATATATTAGTTTATCTTTAGGTAATTCGTTTATTTTATTTATGTTAAAAACATTTTCAGGTGGTTTAACGTCACGATAAATACAAATTCCAGCATCAATCCATTTAAACCATTCACTATTAAATGGATTTATTTCACTTGCTTTTTTAATCATGAATATTTTTTCATTCCAAATCAAATTTAATTCGACACTAGGACAATGTATTGGATGTGTAATCATTTTATTTTTATATTTATATGTATAAAAATCTTCAATTTCACATTCAATATAATAAGTTGGTAATTCCTTCCTAAAACTTTTAATCAATTCTACATTATTTTTATTAGTAAAAAATACGTAGGGGCAATTAATTGCTAATGAATTTTCAAACCATTCCAGGTATTTATTAGAATGTTTATTTTTTACTGGAAAATATGATGATACACAAGTTAAAGACATAATAATATATAATATATAACATATTACAATAAACTTATGAATTTTACAAAAAATAATATTAAAAACTTAATTTTAACAATAAATAAAACATCAGATTCAAATAATATAAGAGAAATACATAAGAAACAAGAATTATCTAAACCAAAAAAAATAACTAATACAAAAGAGTTACCTAAACCTATACAAAAATCTATACAAAAAGACTTACCTAAAGTAATACAAAAATCTAAACCAATAGAAAAAATATATGAAGAAGGTACAATTATTGATCCTTCTATATATTTAGACCCTAACATTATACCTGGAGCAATTATAATTTATAGTTGTAATAAACATAAAGAAACACGTTTAAAAAAATATATTTTAAAAGAACAAACTTACAAATATTGGAAAGTATTTATTATTATTGGAAATCCTTTAATAACTTCAGACTATGAAATTAATGATAATATAATTACTTTAAAATGCGAAGATTCATATATTCATTTAACAAAGAAAGTTATATTAGCATTCAAAGTTATATTTAGTTTATATCAAGTTAAAGAAGGAATTTTAAGATGTGGTGATGATTTGTATTTTAATGAGAATAATCTTGAAAAATTTTTATTAGTACCTAATAAGAAAGATTATATTGGAGTAATATGGAAACATGATAAAATTATGAGAAAAATAAAGGATAATTTTATGATAAATTATTTTAATAGACATCCAGAAGAATTATTAAATGAATTAAATGGAATAAATTATAGTTTAGAAGAAATGCAAAAATTTAATCAAATACCATTAGTTAATTATACACATGGTGTTGTAGTATATTTTTCAAAAAAATCTTGTGATATTTTGATAAAACATATGGAAGATATTAATTGGAATGTTTTTACAGAAAATTCTAAATATGGTTATCCTTATATTATAGAAGATGTCGGCGTGGGTTTTATATTAAATTCCAATTCTATTTATCCTATAGATTATAAATTATTCAGCGATGATTATAATGAATTTGTTAATAATGATATATGTATTGCTAACCACACAAATGAATTTAAATAATAAGTTAAATTGAAAATAAAATGTTAATATTAATTAATGAATAAATTAATATTAAAAAAAAATGAAAAAAATATATTTATTTATAAAAATGGAATATTTCCAATTTTACAAGGTGGATTAGGTAATCAAATTTTTATAATTGTAGCTGCTTATTGTACACATAGAACTTTAAATTGTAATTTATATATTTTCCAAAATTACAATCAAATACATAATAAATTAAAAAATAATTATACTGAATCTATATTTAAATATTTTGGTAAACATATTAATAAAAATCAAAACGATAAACCATTTATACAAATATTAATGGAAAATGGATACAAATATCATAATTTGAATATTAATGCATTCGGTGCTTGGGAAACAAATAAAGTTCCAATTAATACATTAATGAATAATTTTTATCAATATTATCCAATAATAGAACCGTATAAAACTGATATTCAAGATTTACTAATTAAAGGTTTGAATGAATATAGAATATTTATAATATCAAATTTTAAATGTTTAGATAGCAGTATTTTTATGCATATAAGACGAGGTGATTATTTAAAAAAAGCAGATTATCATTATAATCAAGAAATATCATATTATGAAACTTGTTATAATCAATTTTTATTAAATAATAATAATATTAGTAATGTATTCATTCTATCAGATGATATAAATTGGGTAAAAGAGCAATCTTTTTTCCAAAATATTAATAATAAAATTTTCTACGAAGATTTAAATGAACTGAATTGCTTAGCTTTAATGTCACTATGTACAAGAGGATCAATATGTGCAAATTCAACATTTAGTTGGTGGGGTGCTTTTTTAGGTGCTTATAAATTTAATAATCCTGTTTTTGTTCCAAAATTATGGTGTATTGAAAATATTGATTGTTTATTTCCATCTGAATGGATTAAAGTTTAATAAAACCATTTCTCATAATTAACCCTTTTATTTTCAATATCACTAAATCCTGCTGATTGAATTGTTAAAGCAGGTGTGACAAGATACCAATTATCTGTTTTTTGTAAAAGTTCCCAATATTCATCTAATGCATATTCACAATAACTTCCACCATTATTTAAATTTTGTAAACCTTCTTTAAAATTTTGTAATAATGTAGAATAATAATGATTATTTACCAAATAACAAGTAGTTGTTTTACCTTTAATTAATTTATATGTATCTTTATTAAATTTTGCCGACGTCGAACCAAGAGATATTACGTCATAAGGAGATTTTACTAAATTTTCTAAAATTCTATATCCTCTATTAAAATTAGACCAAATCATATCATCCTCAACTATTAAACAATTTGACCAATTATTTTCTATAGCCATTTCCAATGCTGCAATATGACTCTTAGTACATCCAATATAACCAGGTGTTTCTTTTATTGCATTAAATCTTATAATTTTATCATCGGGAAAATGTATTAATTGTTCTAATAATACTTTTTTCCTATCTTTTCTTTCTTCAAGATTTATATAAATAACTTTTTCAATAAATGGAAATAATTTATCAGTAATTTTTACTTTATTTACTGATTGTAATAAATTAGATTTTATATAATTTGAATTAGGTATATTTTTTTTTACATTTTGTTTATTTGGTCTAACTATCTGTTTGTTTTCTTTAACTTTTGGAATATTTGGTCTAACTATCTGTTTGTTTTGTTTAATTATCTGTTTGTTTTGTTTAATTATCTGTTTGTTTTGTTTAATTATCTGTTTATTTACTTTAGGTTTTGGCTTTTGTATAAGCTTTTGTATATTTGGTTTAGGTTTAGTCTTTATTATATTTGATTTAGGTTTAGATTTAAGGTTTTGTATATTCATTTTTATTTTATGTATATTTCTTATTGGAATTGATATATTTTTTCTTAAATTTCTTCTTGGTATTAATATATTTTTTCTTAGATTTCTTCTTGATTTTATTATATTTTGAAAAACTATTCTTGATTTAACTATATTTTTTAAATTTTGTAATGCTGTAATTGATTTTTTAACTTGATTTTTAATTTCTCCCATTATAAACTCCTATAAAAAATTTATCAAAATAATTCAAAGCATTTAAAATTGCAGTATCCATATTAAAATATTTATAATTTGCTAATCTTCCTAAAAAATGAACTTTTGTTTCTTTTTCAGCGAAAGCTTTATATTTTTCATATAATTCTAAATTCTTTTTATTAGGAATGGGATAATACGGTTCTCCTTCATCTTTAGTAACTTCTCTAACAATTACTGTATCTGGTGATATTTGATTCAAAAAATGTTTATATTCTACAATTCTAGTAAACTCTACATTTGTTTCTGGATAATTTACTACTGAATTGGATTGAAAATAGTTCATATTTTTAATTTTTTCTATTTGAAAATCAATACTTCTGTATTCTAATTTTTCCATATTCTTCATTTCATAAAATTTATCAATTGGACCAGTATAAATAATTGATTCAAAATTTTGTGGATTTTCTTTAATGAAATCAAAATAATTAGTATTTAATTTAACGGTAATATTTTTATTATCTAATATTTTTGAGATAAAGTGTGTATAACCATATTTTGGTAATGCTTGATATTTATCATCAAAATATCTATTATCAAAATCGTGTCTAATAGGAATTCTTGCTAATACAGATGCATCTAATTCTTCTGGATATTTATTCCATTGTTTAAAAGTATATTCCTTAAATATTTTTTCATACAATATATTTCCAACCCTTGACCTTCCCATTTTTTCACCATTATCAATTACATCGTAGTTTACTTGATTTTCATCTAACCATTTGTTCATTTCATTTGTATTTTTAATATTTTCATTACATAAAGTATTTACAGTATTTATATTCACAGGTATATTTACTAATTTTTTATCAACAACACCTATAACTTGATGGTCCCATCTTACCCATTCAGTAAATTGATTAATATAATTCCAAACTTTTTCTTCATTAGTATGAAATAAATGTGCACCATATTTATTCATTAAAATATTAGTATCCGTATCAATATAATCATAAACATTTCCACCAATATGGTCTCTTTTTTCTAAAATTAAAACTTTCTTATTTAAAATATTAGCAAATCTTTCAGCACAAACTACACCAGATAAACCACACCCAATAATTAATATATCATATTTAGTTTCCATTATATAATTATAATATAAAAATTTTCTTAATACTTATAATGAAAAAAAATTCATATTTTTTATTAAATTTATTACAAAAAAAACCAGAACTATTAAAAAAAGAAAAATTAAATATTATATTAAGAGGTCACATTCGCGGTAGTTTTTCTAGTTTAAATTTATATAATTTAATAAATGAATTAATTAAATATTATGAAATTGCAATATATATTCATACCTGGAATATTGAATCAAATAATATAAGTTATAGAATTATTGAAGGAAATAATAATATTATTTCTGAAGATACTATTTATAATTATTTTGGTAAATTGAAAAATTTAATAAAAAAAATAATTATTGATGATGATTCTAAAATTGAATTAAAAGGAAACCTAGAAGGAACAATTGCAAGAAGTAGAATGCCAACTATTGGATGGAAAAGATATTTATATGGACAACATAAAATATTACATTATGTTACAACTATTATTAAACCATATGAAAAGATATTAAATACTAGATTCGATATTTTAAATATTCCTATTCCATATATTCAAGTAAGATATAGTATACCAATTATAATTAATTTTGTAAAATCGAAATATCATTTAATTTTTAATAAAAATATATTTCGAAAAAATGAATTTGATATATGTTGTGATAATTTATATATTAGTAATGTTTCTATAATGTATAAATTTATTAATCATTTATATAATAATTTAGATGAAATATTAGTAAATAGAATGAAAGATGAAGTTCATCAAGAAAAAGTATTTTGGTCTGAAAATAACTATCTGTTTAATAAAAAAAACTGAATTAAATATAATATATCATAAAATATTATATATATGCACAAAAGTTTAAAACTTGGAAAATTATTAGTAATTCCATATGATTCATTTTCGAATTATGTAAATTTACCATCGTCAATTTTAGATAAAATTTCTAAATTAAAAAATCAACATTTACCTTATCATTTTGAAATTAAAACATCATTTAATTTGGTTGCATATGTTGGTGTTAAAGAATTTACAGCAGAACAAGATTCTATAGAAGTACCTATTTGGTTAGCTGAGTTTTTAGCTGATGATTATTTAATGGTTACATTTTTAAAAGACATTCCTAAAGGAGAATATATTAAAATTCAACCACAATTAAAAAATTTTTTTGACATTCCTGAAGCAGAACAGATTTTAGAATCAGCACTATCAAATTATTGTTTATTAAATTTGAATCAAATTATAGAAGTTAAATTATTAGATGAAATACATAAAATTAAAATCATAGAATGTAAAAATAAAGAAACTGATACAGATAATTGTGAATTAATTGAAATAACAAATGTTGATATTAAAGTTGATATAGATAATATGTTTTATCAAGAACAACAAAAAATTAAAGAAAAAGAAGAAAAAGAAGAAAAATATAAAAAATTTCAAGAAGAAGAACATATAGCACAACAACAGATATTTAAGAATGATTCATCTGATCTTTTTAATGAAATGTTACCGAATATAAAAATTGGGAGTATTGAAGAAAAAATAATAGATAAGAATGTGTTAAATTTAGAGGAAGTACGTCTTGCTAGACTTAAATATTATGATAAAAAAAAGTGATTTAAAAAATTTGAATATATATTATATTATACAAAATAATTAATAATATGCAAGATGAGAATAAAACACCAGAAAATAATTTATCATCAGATAAACCCATTTCAATATCCGATAAAAGTAATCTAAAAGAAGATAATAATAATTTAGAAGACGAAGATAGAATATTGACTCTGGATGAAGAATATCCAGAAGAAGAATTAGATGATGAAACAAGAGCTCTTATATTTTCAAAAACTATGGAAATAGATACTGATGAAGATATTTATGGTTTTTCAAAAGAGAAACCAGATAAAAAAAAAGATAAAAAAAATAATAACAATAATAATACTATGACAATGAAACAATTTATAGATAAATTAGATGAAAATAAACCTAAAAAATGGGTAAGCAAAAGAGCAGAAACAAAAAGACCATTAGTAGAAAAAAAAGAAAAGGCTATTGAAAGAAAGTTTAATCCAAGATTGCCACCATTTAAAACTCTAAAAAAAGAAGTTAAACCTGA